CATGGATGACTTTGTTAGAATTAGAAATAAACAAACTGAAGAATATCGAAAGAGTAAAGGTTATCTATGACAGATTTGCCAAAGGTGTATGTCGCTGATGAAGATCAATTAGTAGACGTTACTCAAGATTGGTGCGACGATATACAAAAATCTGTTAATAGACTTGCCAAAAAGCAAGATGTTGTTAAAGCGGTTCTAGACCTGAATAGTCAGACACAATATCACATTCTAGATAAAATTATTGAAGCTATCCGAGAAGGCTGAATAGTGTGGGCAAATCTTTTCTGGTTTGTCCACATTTTCTATTTACAGAGTGTTTGAGTTGTGATTTAAATCTTTAAAAGTCGTCTTGGCCCGACTTAAAATGACCTTGCTTTAAACGCCGTCTTGGTCCGGTTTAAATTGACCCTGTTAGCTTGTTCAAAATGCCGTCACAAGCAACGGTAGAGCAACCTTACAGTTTTTCAATTTATTCAAACGGATTTAAAAAGATGGCAAGTACTTACCTCACTATAGACATGATCACCAAGGAAGCTGTTCGTTTATTTAAGAACAGTAACCTTTTCATTATGAACATTGATACTCAGTATGACAATCAATTCGCCATCGATGGCGCTAAGATTGGCGATACTTTGCGTATCCGTCTGCCTTCTGACTTTATTGTTACTGAAGGTCCGGCTATGCAGCTTCAGGACAATACGCAACAGTTTACAACCTTAACTGTTTCAACACAGCTTAACGTTGCTACGCCGTATACCACGGCAGAACGTACAATGAGCATTGATAATTATTCTGAATTGGTCATGGCACCAATGATGAATAACCTTGCTGGCAAGGTTGCTCTTAACGTCATGATGGGCTCTGAAGGTGGCGTTGCTAACTTTGTTAGTAACGTTGATGGTGCTGGAAATATTATCACACCTACTTCTGAGCAATTTCTTGATGCTAATGCTATCTTGGATGATAACTCTGCGGATGATATGGATCGCCGCGTTGTTAACTCGCCTAAGACTGATGCTCGCACCACTACAGCATTGCAAGGCTTGCTTAATCCAACTCCTGAAATCTCCGCTCAATTCCGTAGCGGTAAGATGAAGTCAGGTCTTGGTTACGCTCGCTGGTTCCGCGATCAAACCGTTATTACTCATACTTCAGGTAGCTATGCTAACGGCTCTACCGTTGCTGGTGGTAATCAAACTACTGGTACAGGTGGTGGTGCCATTAACGTGTCTGCTCTTGGTGGTACACTTCGCAAGGGTGATATTATCATCATTGAAGATGTTAATATGGTCAATCGTGTCACCAAGCAATCGCTTGGGACCCCACGCCAGTTTGTTTTAACGGCTGATGCTGGTGTTGGTGATACTTCTATTAGCATCTATCCGGGTCTTATTGGTCCGGGTCCGAATGGTCAGGATAGCCAATATCAAACTGTTGATGCTTTACCGCTCAATGGTGCTACTATCACAATGGTCACTAAGGCTAACGAAGTCTATCGCAAGTCGATTGCTTACACGCAAAAGGCTGTTACGATGGCAACAGCGGACTTGGTGTTGCCAAAGCGTGCTATTGAAGAAGGTAGCCGTGCTAACTACGATGGCATCAGCTTGCGTATTATCACTGACTACTTACCGCAATCTGATCAACTTGCTACTCGCGTTGACGTGTTATTCGGTAAACGTTACATCAGACCCGAATGGCTTTGCGTCGTTGCTGATAGAGTGTAATACACGAAAACTGCTAGGGGTAGAAATACCCCTAGCTTTTGTTTATAGAGGAAATATAAATGTCTGGAATTATAGATACTCGCCACTTAGATCAATCTATCGATAAGCTTGAAATCTATTCAGAAGCTCATAAGAGAGAAGTTGGAATGTATAATGTAGCAAACCCGCATCCTGCATTTGGTGTTGATCCTAATATTAAGAACGAAAAGGGTCATACTAACTATCCTAAGAAGGTCACAGACAAAGACGGTAAACGAGTTGTAGTACACTCGCCAGAAGAAGAAGCTGAAGTAACTAACATGGAGATTAAAGCTCCTGAGCCTCCTAAAGATAATGGATGGTCTTAAGCCCTCCCAAGTCTCTCTGAATAAATAGGTTGATAAATGACAACTGCCCGCGACTTTATATATTTGGCATTAAAAGAAGCGGGTGTTTTAGGCGTCGGTCAAACACCACTTAATGAAGATGTTAACGACGCCTTTAAACTTTTAAATAATATGCTTGCTCAATGGCAGAAGCGAAGATGGATTGTTCCTTCGCTTCAAGAAATAGCGGCTATTGGAAATAATCAAAAGTCTAATCTTATTGGCCCCGGTCAATATTATAATGCGATTAGACCTGATAAAATTCAAGCTGCATATTTTGTACAATTGACGGGTAATCCTAATGATGATCCTGTTAGTTTTCCATTGATACCGATATGGAGCTATGAGGATTATTCATTACTGTCATTGAAGAAATTAAATTCATGGCCTATGTATTTCTTCTATGATAATGCATTTCCTTATGGAAATGTTTATATATGGCCCGTCCCGTCACAACAGTATGAAATACACTTAATCGTCAAAAGCCCTATTGGTTTTGATGTTCAACTATCTAGTGGCGTAATTAAAGATGCTGGTGACGGTTATACAGATGGCGTTTATCCATTAGTAGCACTTTTAAATTTATCGGGTTTTGGTTCTGGTGCGACTGCTGATATAACCGTATCAGGTAATAAGATCACTACTGTTGATATTCAAGACGCCGGTGATGGATATAAGATAAACGATAATTTATTTGTAAACCCGGCAGATGTAGGTGGTACAGGGAGTGGATTTATATTTAATGTTACAGGTGTGACAGACAGCTTAGACGCTGAATTTAACATGCCACCAGAATATGAAGAAGCTATCCATTATAATCTATGTGTACGCTTATGCACAATGTATCAATACCCTACAAACCCTGCACAAGTTCAATTAGCTAAGTTAGCTTTAAACACAATTAAAAAGTCAAATGTTCAAGTACCCACATTAAGAATGCCGCCACAATTAAGATTTAATCGTGGTTATTCGTTCTACATCTTTAACGCGGATGCTCATTAATTATGGCTAGAATACCATTAGTTAGCGCAGCATATGCTGGAAAAAGCGTTATAGCTAGTGGTCAAGAATGTGTCAATCTCTACGCCGAAGGTAATGTTAAATTCGACCCTCAAGCGCCCGCACCAGTCACTTATTATTTAACACCCGGTACAAAGCTGTTTGGTCGAAATACCGAATACGTTTTTCCAGCAAGAGGCATCTACAGAACAAGTAGAGATACAACGTATTACGTTGTAGGACAGCAAGTCTACTTTGTAGGAGACGATGGCACACTAACAGTTGTGGGCATTATAGCTGATCGCCCTAGCCGCGTTTATATGAAAGATAATGGACAAGTAGTTGTCCTAGTAGATGGTGTAAACGGTTATGTTATAGATATGCTAACTAATGAGTTTGCTACTATAACTGATCCAAATTTCTTAAGTTCTGATTATGTAGAGTTGTTAGATACATTCTTTGTATTCAATAGACCTAACACTAATCAATTCTACATAAGCTTGTCTAATTCAAGCTTTGGTATGCTTACTAATACGGCTATAGATACAGGTACAATAACTGCTGGTGGTACTTTATACACAAACGGCAATTACGCTGACGTACCTTTAACTGGTGGTTCTGGTACAGGGGCTAGAGCTAATATAACAATTGCTGGTAATGCTATAACCGTTGTCGCTATAAGCGATCCGGGTAGAAACTATATCATTGGTGATACACTTTCTGTAAATTCTGCTAATGTAGGTGGTACAGGAAGCGGATTTATATGGACCATTACAGCTACGGCCAGTGCATTTGATCCATTAGACATAGCGGCTAAGTCAGGCTTTAATGATCCTATCGTTGCTATAGCTTCTGTTCATAGAGAGTTATGGCTTATCGGTAATCTCACTACAGAAGTTTGGATAGGCACAGGCGCTGCTGATTTTTATTTCCAGCAAGTACAAGGTGCGTATATTAATCATGGTTCTAGTGCTCGTTATTCAATAGCGTCACAAGACATATCAGTATTTTTTCTACATCAAGACATGCAAGGTGATGGTCTAGTTCTTCAAGGCACAGGTTACGATGTAGTAGAAATATCAACACCACGAATAGTAGAAGAATTTAAAAGCTATCCGACTATCGCAGATGCAATAGGTTTTTGCTATCAAATTGCTGATCATGCTTTTTACGAACTAGTGTTTCCAACCGCTGACAGAGGTTGGATTTACGATTTAACTACTAAACAATGGTCTGAAAAAACATGGATTGATGAAAACGGTGTTCACCACAAACCTAGGGAAAATTGTTGTTCGTTTTCATTTGGTAAAATTTTAGTTGGTGATTGGCAAACTGGCAATCTTCTTCATCTGGATATTAACTCATACACTGATTATACCAATGACAATGAAGAAGGTGATATCATAAGAGTTAGAACTTTCCCACACTTAATTGATAATAATGATCGTGTGTCTACTTTAAGCTTTGAAGCTGATATGGAGGTAGGCACTATAGCTGATCAAACGATTGATCCTAAAGTAAGTCTTAGTTGGTCAGATGATAAAGGTGTATCATACGGAAATTCTTTAACTCAATCATTGGGGAAAACAGGTCAATATTTAGTAACTCCATCTTGGAACAGATTAGGACAAGCCCGCGATAGAGTTTTTAAATTAAGTTGGGCAGCTAATATGAAAACTGCTTTAAACGGCGGTTTCATTGAACGTAAGAAAGCTAGAACATGACGTTACCAGTCCCTAATCTTGGTAGTAGACTTGTCGATAAGATGGGGTTTTTAGTTCCACCATGGAATAGCTTTTTTCAACAATTAGTCCAGCAAGCCCCTGCCGTAAGAAATGTATCACAAAACCCATTTACAGCTAACGCTAGTGGTACAGTTATTGTATCTAGTGCGGCTACAGCTACAAGCATTACAAGAGGAAACATAGTGATTGCTCTAGGCGCAGGACAAAAGATCATACCTGTTTCTATTGGAGACACTATAACTACTGACGGTACTTCACAATTCTTAGGAAGTTAATATAAATAAGAGACATATAATGAAGAATTTTTTAAAACTAGCTGATAATATAAATGTTCTTCCGATTATGACTGAACTACAACGTAATGCTGACTTATGGAATGAAAATACATTACGCACAAAGCACCCGGGTACGGCTCATGCGGAAGTATCTGATGTGTGGGTATGGTTCAATAAGCTGCCTGATCTATTAAATGAAGTAATAGATGATAAAGAAGTTATTGCTTATCGCGCATGGAAAGACTTACCTTCTATTCGCCCTTTAATCTTTGCTCTTATGAACCAAGTTCAAGCTATTAGACTTGGTAGAGTTATTATTACAAAGTTACCACCGGGTAAGACTATTACACCGCATGTAGACGGTGGGGCACCTGCGACTTATTATCAGCGTTATCAAATAGCGTTGCAATGTCTACCGGGTAACAAGTTTATAATTGGTGATGAAGAAGTAGGTTTCAAAACCGGTGAAGTCTGGCAAATCAATAACCGCGAAATTCATTCTGTAGTTAATAACTCGGCAGATGATCGTATAGTTATGATTGTGGACGCTAGAAGCGAATGAAGAAA